TGTACCTGCCGTATATTCTGCACCTGCACCACCTACATTAGTTACATCTACCACAGTTGCGTCAACAACTAAGCGACCAACTGCTCCCTGTACAAATCCTGTAAATTCTCCTCCTGTTGCACCATTACCACCCCAAATTGAAGCCTCTGTTGCGTCTGCTATAATCTCACCTAAGTAAGAAATTACATAATCATCAAAAGATGCAGGTGGTGGCGCTCCTGCTCCTGCTCTCATCTGTAAAGCCTCCCAGCTCTCAAGTAAAGTTTTTGAGCATAAATCTGTCTGTATCATTAAATTAGTAGGTTCTAAAACCGCTTCGGTCATTGCAAGAGTTCCATCTAAGCTTACATTACACGACGCATCCTGAACCATTGAAGTTGCATCCATTTTTTGGATATTACTTTTAAATTTGATATTTTCTATTACTGTCAAGTATTCCATTGAAGTTGCTTGACGAAGAGCTTGTGATATGTAAAATCCTGCTGCTTTTCCTGCATAGTTGCTAGTCATTGCTATTGCCATAGTTTTTTATTTTTTTAAATTATTATTATTTATATAAGTTGTGCAAGAATTTTTCTCGCTTAGATAACTTATTGTATTCTTTTTTACTTAATTCAGTTCTTTCTGCACTAAATTTATTTGTGTCTATTGGTGCAGCAGCAGGTGATTCTGCAAGTTCTGCTTTAAGTTTTTCATTCTCAGCTTTTAATTCTTCAACTGAAAATTCAACCACTTCTGTTGTCTTAGTAGTTTTTGATCTTGGATTTTTAGAAGGTTCTGTTACTTCTTCTGTCATTTCTTCTACGTCACCTTTTTCACCAATTTGTTTTTTAAGATCACTAACTGCGTCCTCTAGATTTTTAATTCTTTTCTCCATACCTTCCCAATCATCTACTGCTGCTTCGTCATCATCTTCACCTCTATCTTCACCTAATTCTTCTGCTGCTTCAACTTCTTCTTTTGGAGTTTCTTCTTCTTCAGTTTCAGATTCAATAACTTCAGCTACTATACCTTCTTCTTCAACTCTAAAGCTAACGCCTGTGTCTAATTTATAAGTTCCAACAGGTAATAAGATTGTAGTGCCATCTTCTGTAAGGACAGATACATCTACACCTGCTTCTAATTCTTCAGCAGTTGATACTATAATAGTACCATCTTCTGTTTTAGCCTGAAATGCTAATTGCACTTCTTCTTCATTAAGACCAAGTGCTGATAATATTTGCTTTTTTAAATCCATAGTTTTCCCTTTTTTAATATAATAGAATATTTATTTATTTATTTGATTTTTAGATATTGAAGCTATCTATCTTACTTAATATTGCTTTCATTTCTTTAATATTTACTTCTGCGTCACCACCTCTTGATTTAAATAATTTTTCTGCTTCTTTTACACCTAATTCTTTTGCTGCTTTTAATCCTTTCATTGATAACACTTCTACTTTATCCCAAGCGTCAGAAGTTTTTAATACTTCACTTCTTAATTTAGAAGCAGCTTTACCAATATTCTTTTCTAATGATTCTGCTTTATCGTATGCTTTTTCTATATCATCTGCTAACCCCAACTCAACCTTTTTAGGTTTATTACTTTCTTGTATTATCTCATTTAACGCAGTTAGTATTTCGTGGTCTGTTGATTTCTTTTTCATATTAATTTATTTTATATCCCAATTAACTGCTTCGGAAGTTTTTATATAATATCTTATATCTTTAATTTTTCTTTCAATTTGTTCTATGATTTTTACATCACTTGTTGGTATTCCTAATTCTTTTACTTGACTTATAAATTTCTGTAATTTTGATTCTTGGTCTTTTACATCTGTTTTTGATTCATCTAATAGTTGCCACCAATCTATAAGAACAGAACGAAGTGCATCATAAGGTTTATCTATTTTACTTTCTTGGTTTCCTAAATCATTAAAAATTAAATTTAATTCTTGTAGTATTTTATCAGCAACAGTTGCTAATTCTACTTTTTGTATTTTTTTTTTAGGACTTATTATTTCTCTTAATGCTTCTCTTATTTGTTCGTTAGTAAATTGTCCTTTACTCATATTTTGCATTTTATCCACAAAGTACCCCTCGATTGATAGTCCTTTAATTTCTCCTGCTTTTATTTTAGTCCATAAATCCTCATTTGAGATGGATAGCTTCACCATCCAAGTTCCCACAGGAAGTGAAAATCCATAAAGAGTAGATTTGTCTAATTTAGTATCTTCTATTATCCAAGATTCAACTGTTAGAACTCCTGACACTCTATCTGAATGTTCGTAAGTTGCTTTATGGTGATTGTTATGTTTTAAATATAATTCACTAGCTTTTCTTACTGTGTCTTTGCTGAAGTAAACGTAATACTCACTATCCGTATTTGGATCATATCGGAATATTTGCTTGTTAGGTATTAAAGCAGGACTAACTAGCATTCTCTTTTCTTCGTCTACTTTCGCAAAGGTTAAGTTATGTTTTTCCTTTCCAAAGAATACAAAGTCCTGTTCTATCGCAGGTGCGGACACAAGCGATATTGCGTCAATAGCTAATTCTTGATTGTTTTCTTCAATAATTAATTCTACTATTCTGGTGACTGAGTTAGTTTCTTTCATATTATTAATCGTTAAATCCTGAGGGTAATGTGCCACCTGCAAATTCATCAGCACTATCTAATACTGTATCATACATATCAACAGGAATTTTAGCAACTCCTAAAGCTTTACCTGCTTTTTGTAAATCAGCATAAGCTTTTTTTAGTTTAGAAATAGAGCCATCTAATTTTTTAGAAGAAGATATATAAGATTTTTGCAACCCTTTTACTTTTTTATCAGCTTCTTTTTCTTTTGCTAATAATTTTTTATACTTATCATTTTCTTCTTTATATCCGTCTTGGTCGTCTTTTAGTTCCCCTTGAGCTTTTTCTAATCTACCTTTAGCCAATTCTACTTCTTTTTTAGAACCTTCTATATTTGACTTATAATCTTCAGCATTTTGTAATTGTTCTTCTGCTTCTTCCCTTCTGTTTCTTCTTTGAAACATCTCATTATCTAAATCATTAAAAATATCTTCTATTTTTCCTGTTTCATTACTTAAATCGTCCACAAGTTTATCAACATCTTTTATAGAGGTTAAATCAACCTTATAAACTCTACTAAAATTAAATTCTTTTAATTCTTTTGCGTATTCTTCATACGTCTTTTTTCCTAGTGGTGTTGGTTGCATTTTGTTATATTTATGGTTAGCTGATTCACAATCTTCTTTAGTGGCGTATTTACACTCTCCTGTGTTACCCCATTTGTATTTTCCGTTTTCGCATTCTTTACAAGGCATAGTATATAATAGATTTAGTTAATTAATATTTGATTTTTAAATTGTTGCTCTACGTCTAATCATTGCTAATTTATCTTGATTATTAGTAATGTCGTCACTCACAACGTAAGCCCTAGCAACGTCTTGTTGTTGTCCACCATTTAAAGTGAACGCCCCTGACATCATTTCAGGTGCAGGTGTTTCAACAGCTACCGATCCCCCACCACCCCCACTACCAACATCTGTTTGCATAATCTTTCTAACATTAGCAAGACCTGATGCTACTACTGCTGCTGCTGTAATAAAGCCAATAGTACCACCCTGTGCAAATGCTTTGTTTGCACCTACATAAGTATCTATAATTGCTTGTGCTACTGCTAATGCTTTATTCTCACCTGCTAATCCACTTAATGCACCTGCTAATTGACTATATGCTTCTAATTGTGCGTGTGCATTGTCTATTGTTAATTGTGTTTTGTCTTTATCAAGTTGAATTTGCTCTTGTGTTAAGCTAATATCAGCCATCTTTTGTTCTGTTCTAAATCCTTCTATTTGTGCTAACACTCCTGCCTTTTCTGCTCTTGCCTGAATTACTGCGATATAATCTTCATCTTTTTCTGTTAGTTCAAATTGTGATTCTGCTGCTGCCAATATTGCGTCAGCATTTTTTAACATAGCTTTTTCTTGTTCTTCTAGAATTGTTAGAAGTTTTTTACTAGCTTCCATTCTAGCTTCCATTGTCTTTGTTACATCATCACGAATTTGTCTTTCTTGTTCTGCTTCTCTATCTTTTTGTTCTATTATTTCTTGATTTAATGCTGCTGCTATTTCTGCCGTTTTCTTTAATTCTACATTTGCCTTTGCAGCGTCATAAGTTGATTTAGTGTAATCTACAATAGCTTCTGTTGCAGTTTTTACTATCTTAGCAGTTTTATCAACAGTATTATCAACCCCTGTCCAAATATCTACACTTTCTTTACCTGCTTTTTTAACGTCCTCAATAGCACCTTTAAAATCTTTTTCAAATAATTTTTTAACTGCACTCGCTAAAAAACCTATTGTATCTAAAAAACTTCTAAATCTTTCTATCAAATTATCTTTAATAGCAGTACCAAAATCTTTTACGCTTTGAACAGGATCGTCAAATAATTTTGTGAAATATGTTGCAATAACAGAAATATTATTACTTAAAAAACTAAATAAATCAAGAAACATTCGTGTAAGCATTTCCATTCCTATATTGAAGGTGTCTAAAACTTTTTGGTTTTGACTAAACACTTCCATTAATTTTGCAAGTAAAGCTACAACTATTCCAATACCTGCTGCTTTTAATGCCATACCTACGCCTTTTACTGCGTTACCTATTCCTTTAAATCCTTTAGCACCCTTTTTGGTTGCGTCATCTAGTTTTTCTGTTTCTTTTGCTGCTCTTTCTAGGTCATCAGCTACTTCGCCTACGTTCCCTTTTACATCTACTACTATTTCTGCTTTATCTGCCATAATTAAAATGTTGTTGTTGAAATTACTTCGTGTAATGTTACCGAAGCACTCCATAAGTTATGTACATTATTTCTGTCTTGGACATTAACAGATATTGATTTTAGATCACTTGTTGAAGTGTCTGCCATTATACAAGTTCCGTTCTGTCCTATTTTTGCTATATTTCTTGAAAACCCTACCACAAAAGACATTGTATAGCTATTGTCTATTTTTACTGCACCTCTAATATTCCTATAAGAGTAATTTCCAGCCGTTCCTGAAGAACCACCTAATTCAAGTCGTGTGATGTAAATATCATAACCAATAATACTATTATTTTTTACATTAATATAGCTTGATCCATCACCCTGAACAGTTAAATTAGTAGCCGTATTATCTATTGTAACTCCTGAAAGTTCTATTGTTGATGTTTGCCTTCTACTACTAAATGTTGCTGCTGCCGTACTGTCTGATAAAGATGTTTTCCCACCTGCAATAGCCACTTCAGATTGTCTAGTTATTTTACCTAATGAACCACCTAAGATAGATGAATTGTTAAATGTCCTTTCTATTTCGTGTCCGTTCCCTATTATTAAAGTGTTGTTATTAAATCCTTTTGTAATATTATTGTCACCTATTATTACTGAATTTTCTGTTGCTATTTCTGTTGTATTTCTTCTCCCTCTTTTTACATTAGTCAAATTATTAAATTCTTCATTTAATGTTGGACTTACAGTATATGCTCTACACGTACCTGTTGTATTATCAAAGGTATAACCATAAGCATTACAAGTCAATTCATTTACTCTTAAATCTATGTTAGTTCCGTCTGTGAATATCACCTCACCTGATCCTGACACACTATAAGGTTTTACTGTAAAGTTTTTTATATATCCTGAAGGTCGTTTAGTCGCCATTATGGAATAAGTATAAATTCAACAGTTGATAATTCGTTTGGATTGTAATCAATTCTATTTACCCTAAACACTCTATTTTTAATCATTACCTTATCACTAAATTTAAAGGTGTTAATATCACTTGCATTTAGATTAACTTTTATAGTCATTATTCTTGTGTTTTTATCATACAATTCGCTAAAATACATTGAATAGAATTTATTATATAGATTGTCAGAAGGTGATAATCCTAATGGAGATACTAATTGTTTGCTTTCAAAATTATAATCTATTGTACTATTAGGTACTGTTGGTATTTCTGATAGGTGACTAAATTGTAAGAACTTTTCTGCATTCTGACTAGCTTCCCCATTTTGTTCAGGTACATAATAAGTAACGCCTGAACTATTCATATCTACAACTCCATTATTATATAAGATTCTAGCTTTATTATTAAATCCTGAATGTTCAGTACCATCTTTATTAGAACTATAAACTTGAGGAACTACAAAATCAGTAAATTGTGAGAACAAAGGTCTAGATAATGTAGCTGAAAATGGTGACGCTATTATTTCTTCTTTCCCCACTAAGTTACCTGTCTGACTAGCACTTACTAATAAGTTTTCTGCATCTATTTCTTTTGCACCATATTCATAATTCAATTTGTTTTTATAGACACTAAGACAATAATCTTCTTCATCTTCTTCATATTTTAAAATAATATCCTTAGATAGTTCTAAAGGTTTTAAATCAATATCATCAATGTCAATCTTGTGTGTCCAATCGTGTTGAATGTTTCTATCTAATAAAGTCGTTCCATTTGGATTATCAATAAAGACATCTTCATATGGTTCAATTAATATATTGTTAGGGTTCTCAGGTTGTGGAATAGTAATTAAATTGAACATAGTCAATATTCCTTTTAAAAAGTCCCATTGATTGGTTTGTCCTCTTTCATTTTGTGATATTGCCCCTGTAGTCATCACTCCCCCTGAAACGATACCTGATATTTGAGCGTGTGTTGAAACAGATTCTTTACCTTCATAAATAGTATTAGTATGTCCTGATGTACAAGTAAATCTACAATACAAAGTATCTCCAGCATTTAAAGTCGCACTTATTGAACCTGCGTAAGTAGTGGTATCTCCTGGAGCTAATCCTGTAAATGTTTGTGTTTGTATTGGTCCTAACGGTACTGCCGTTCCTGTTGTGTACCATTCTATTTTATAACCTGCTGATGAAACTCCTGATCCTGTCCAATTAAAGCAATCAATATCATAAGAAATACTGTAAACTGCACCATCAACTATACTTGTGAACACCCCTGTTGTATTATCATATCCTGAGAAATCACCAAAATCAGAAACGTCAAATTGTAGTGTTGTCCAAGTTGGTGAGGGTAATGCCACTACACTTGTTCCTGAATATGTGTACCAATTATAAGTTGCTCCACCACTATTGTAAGGATTTACCTGATCTTGCCCCCAATTAAAATCCACAAATAATTTCTTGAATCTATCTGTTTCAAAAAATGTAGAAGTGTATTCATATCCTGCATCAAAGAACATTCTGTCTATTAAATATTTAGCTTGTATAAAAGGTCTAAAAGCGTCTTGTAATGTTGTTAGTTCAGGATAATCTAAATTAGAATTATTACCTGTTGAACCATTAGACAAAGGGATATTACCTGTCCAATTTACAAATGGATATTTTAAGACGTTAGTATGATCTGTAGGACTTGATATGGTTCCTGTTGTATCGTAAGCAAAGCTAGTATTGTCAATAGTATTAGTTAATGGTAGTCCTGTTGAATCATACCAACTATCTCTAATGACGTCTATATTGTAGTCGTGTTCTAATTCTGTAAAATCCATTTCTGCTATTACCCTCCCTTTTAACACATCTGCTAAGGCGACTGCTTCAGAATACAAATTTACATTATAACTTATTTCACCTTCTTTATCTATAATATTTATAAGACGTAATGAACCTTCAAAAATTAAAATCCCATCTTGTTTTAATACTGCTCTTGTTTTAGCGTATGGATTAAAGTCGTAAGAAGTTTTAATGGTTTTAGTAATATCAAATATATGTGTGAATATTTTATTATTCCTTTTAGTTGCAGGAAGATTAAAGTCTTTAGAGTAGCTTTGCACCTTCTCAGCTACATTTTTAAAATCATCAATACTTAAAGTAAGTGGTATGTTTTCTTCTTCATATTGGTCACATATTACTTGTCCATCATTAAAGTCAGTATAATTAACTGTTGCACCTGAAGCAGCTTCTCTAACTCTAATGCTATGTACTTGATGGCTTGTTGTTCCTGCTGCTTCTTTACCTGAGAAACTTATGATTAAAGGCATTGTTGAGAATCCTGCTTGAAAATTATAAGTAGAAATATTAGCAGGTCCTCCCATAATTTGAAACGGAACAATTCCTCCATTATTTCCTATTGCATCTGTTTCACCCCAAGCTCCCAATATATACATTCCATCAGACAATGTAACTCCCGTGTGTTCTATTATCAAATCATACCAATTACCTACTATAAGATTTGGTATTGGTTGTGCTACACCACAAATAGAATAGAAAGGTGGTCCTGCACCACCCCCTGCACCTGTAAGTGTTAAATTTCCACCACTTATTGTAGGTGCTGCCGTTGCATTCCAAGTTGCACCTGCCGTACCTGAATAATATCCGAACCACGCACCCACATAAAAATTCGCAGGATTGTTTATTCCTGTTCCGTATGGGGATTGATCAATATTCAAAACATTTGAAAATGATGAAGATGAAAAATAACTATTAGCAGCATAGTCATTATAAGTTAAAAAGGTATTATAAGAATAGCCTGAATATGATTGAGGATATAATATTAATTGGACACTCATTAGATAGCTTGTGTTCGTTGATTTTTATTTCTTTCTACTTCTATTGTATATTGAATAAGTTTATCATTTGCTTTTGTTTTCTTTGTCCAATTAGACGTAGTTAATAATACAGGTTCTACATATTTATTTATAATCCCTGACTTAGTAGCACTTGCTTCATTAAAATCTGTTGAGAACCCATTTATGATATACACTTCAGGACTATTTATAAGTTCCTCAAACCACGTACTGTCTTGGTCACTTAAATAATCGGTGTTTAGTTTTATTCGTTCTTTTGAATTTACTCTAAAGTTTTTCTTTCCACCTCTAAATCCATTTGGTGAATATTTAACATCGTTCCAAGTACCACCTAGTTGTGTGTATGTTGTTTTGTTAGTATTTATTGAACGTACTGATTTTTGATTGAACGTGTAATAATCCCAAGCACCCCATTGATTTAACCAAGCAAGACGTACACCCTCATAACCAAAAGAACTATCACATATAATATTGACAGTATAGAGTTTTGTTATGGGATTTGGTGAAGCATTATCATCAAATGCTTGTAGTGTATAATAACTTACATTCGCTTTATGTGTGTCCCAAGATGTAATCCAATTATCAAAGTTAGCAGGATAAGCACCCATAAATACAAGATGTGAGTAACTAAAGGTGCTACTATATGCACCTGCACCACCCCCAAGAGTAGGACCAACATCAGCATAATTAGTTAATAATTCGGTTGCCAAGACACTATCTGAACTATCATACATTATCATTTTAACATAAAACATCGTGTTTGTTATACCTAAAGGTCCTGTTGTAAATGAATATGTACCACTATTTAACATATTAAAAAAGGCCACCGTACCATAATCAGTAAGACGTGCATATTGTGTAACAGGTGCATTAGTTAAGAATTTCATTGTATCATCATATTGGATAACTTCAGGTTCTCGATATAAATTAATACCAAAGTCACCTGCATCAGCATATAGTGTATCTTCGTTTTTTACATAACCGTTGAACATTAAATAATCAGCCGACCAAGTGAAATCAGTAGCGACAGAAACTGCATTTGGATAAGTATTGTTAGCGCCTAGATATTCTATTTTGAATCTAATAGAAAGCCACTTTGTAGTATTAACTCCTAACGCACATTTGTCTATTAAATGAACAGGGAATTGTTTGTCTGCTGAAAATTGCACAGTTTTATAAGTTGATGTGCTGGTTGTCATTCCAAGAACATCTTTCTGTGTACCTAAATGGTCAGGACTTACATAGCTTTCTAATATTTGCCTTAGATCAAACATTCCTACACCTGCATTATTTGGTGTTGTTTTTAGAGTTGCTACTAAACTTGAAGCATTGCTTAATTGACTTTTATCTTCACTCACATATACTTTTGCAATAAATTTCACCATAGTTTCAGTTGCTACTACATTTCCTCCTTCTGATACTGTAAATATTATATCTTGTCCGACAGGTAATGTCTTGAATAATGGTTGTTGTTCTATGATTATATTTGCCATTAGTTTGCTTTTGTTAAGTTATCTATTATGTCTTGTTTTATTGCTTTCAACATTCCTTTACTAAATCTACTCTTACTAAATCCACGTTCTAAAGCTCTTTGAAAGAAACTTATTCCGTGTATTCCTCTTATGTATATTGCCCTAGCCATTAGAAATTTAATAGCTTTTCTGGACATAAATTTGCCTTCCTTATCTCTTGGTGCTATTCCTTTTTTTATTATCCATTTATCCAATGCCTTTGTTAATCCACCTTTTTGACCTGTACCTGAACCGAATTTATAAGGACTTTGTTTCTTCTGTCCTTTATAGGTTCTGTAAAATCTTTTTCCACCCCAACTGCCTTTATACTTACCATTAGGTATTTTACCACCTGCACCTCTAACTCCTTTATCTACAAAAGTACCATAATCAGCCATTGAAAATTCTACAATAAAATAATCCCCTGCTTCTTTAAGATTGAAATTTATTGTATTTGCTAATTTGGTCTGACCTTTTGCTTTTTGGAGAAAACCTTTAGCGTCAGTAACGACTTGTCTACCAAAACTGTCTAGAAAATTCTCAACGCTTTTTAGGTTCTTCATTATACAAGTCCAACAAATATTTCTACTTGCACGTCGGTTGTTGCTGCTGGTCTGACTTGCACACTTGTTATATCTTCTAATGTACCAAAAGCAGGACTTGTGTCAGTTTCACCTATTGCACCTTCTTCAGCTTGAAACAAGATATGTGAACCCCCTGACCTTACTGTTACTTGGTAATTAGTGTTGGTGGTTATTAAAGCTAATTTTATATCTTGATCTGAACTTAAATTAGTTACCCTTATGTACTTGCAATTCTCAACATCTAAAGCACCTGCTGAAGCGTGAGGTGTAGAAGCAAAGGTTGCTATTGTTGTTGTGTTAGAATGTGAACAAGTAAGGATTCTTTCAAATACATCTACTATTCCTGTGGTGGTCAAAACATTTGTTGTTCCTCTTGTTGCCCCATTCAATGTTACACTTTCTGTTACTGTTGTTGTTAAATCTGCCATTTGTTATATTTTAATTGTTATTTTTGGTGGTATTAATTGTATGTGTAATTTCCATATTCTAAATTTTATCATTCGCCTATTGCCGTAGCATCCATTGGTATAACGCAAGATTGGAAGTCATTTTGTACTGTTACTCCTACTTGAAATACCCAGCCTGTTACTGCCTGATCAAATCTTTCCGTGAAAGGTTCTAAAGTAAAATTCCCTTCTGCAAAATATACAGGTGCGTCTAAGTCTAAAGTTAATTGTGATTGCCATTTACTGTTACTCATAATTGCAATAATATCAATACAAGTTTGTAATACGCTGCTATATACGTCTTGTTCATTAGCATTGTCAGGTTCTACTAAATCCATAACAAAGATCTGGAAGTTGTATATCAATTCAGTTCGTGTTGTTGTTACATTAACAGGATTGATGTGCATTAAAGGATATTTAGTATTCTTTTCTAAATCAATATCAAATATGTCACCTGTTGTTGTGGTGCTAATCTGTTGATGTTCTGTTCCTAAATTCTTTAAGGTTTCAATTACATTAAAATACGTCTTATTATTTATTGCCATTTATGTTTACTTTTGTTGTACTTTCTAAATCTGTTTCATAACTTAACCAAGTAAATGCTTCCATCAAATTGAGTTTTGTTATTGTTTCTAATTTACTTATATCCCCATTTGTCAATCTATACATTATGCCGAAGTAGCCCCACTTTGTTGCGAAATCTTCTCCTGCAACGTTTTCCTTATCTGCTCTGTCCGTTCCGTCAAATATAATGGCAAAATCTTCAACAATTCGCTTCCGAAACTCCAAAAAAAAACCAATGCACTTTGCACTTCTTCAGCTTTCATCTTCTTAAACTCTTCAGCCCTTATTGCTATATTCCCATCATACGCTTCAATAACATACTTCTTATTCTTCTTTTCAACTATTGGTCTATAAAGAACAGAAAGTACTTCTGGCATATTATTCTCTATTCCTAACTTAATAAAGGTTTCAATGTCTGCCCATTCACCAAGCGTTATATCTTCCAAACTAGGATGAAAACCATACTCTTTACCTTCTACTGTTATGATGTTTCTTAATCTTCCGTCTGCCTTACTTTGCAGTTCTGAAATCTTATCCATTATTATTGCTACATCTTTTATTCCTAACTCCTTTACTAATTGTTTAGGTATATTAGATAAAGCCGTAATAGTTTCTAACGCTTCTTCACTCCTGCTTCCCTTATGTAAATCTACTAACTTAACCCACTTTTCAAGTGTGACATCTGACCAGCTTTTGATTAAGTTAAATTCTTTAGTGTTTCCTTCTTTCTTGATTTTAACTTTCATAGTATATAATAGAAAAAGTTGATATTTAGTTTACTGCACAAAATACTTTCCGTAGTTACTGTCAATCTCATAATACATACGCATAGCTAAAGCGTCTGCATAATCAGGTGACCTGCCTATAATTGCTTTAATAGTGTCTTTTGAAAGTATCTGTAATTTATTGTCTTTGTCTGCGTCTTTAGTTCTTACCTGTTCTAGTTCTTCTATAATATCGTTCTTAGTATTTATGTTATTACACGATATTCCTAATTGACCTTCATTAATCTTTTTAGCTAAAGTATAAAAGCATTGTGTTTTAAGGTTCTGATAGTTTTCACTCTTTAATGCTCTTGCATTATTTACAAATCCCTGACATCTTAAATAGTCTTTCACACCACCCCCAACACCATCTTCGTCCACAATTATATTCCTTAAAGGTACTTGGTTTTCTTGTTGTAGTTTTTTGATTTCATCTACTACTTCGTTTATTCCTGATTTCAATATTGTCTTTACATAATGTAAGTGTAATCCATTCCAAAGCATTATTACTGTTCTGTCACTACCAAAACGTGCAACATCACAAGTGATATACTTAGCCCCTTCAATACCTTTGCTATCAAATAAACTGATGATTGAATTGTAATCTATTAAACTATCTTGTGTTGCGTCATATTCCCAATTTCCAAATAATAACCTTTGTTTAGTTAATTCGTCTAATTCAGATAACTGCTTTTCATAGTGTTTAGATATATAAGTATTGTCACCTACTAAAGATTGGATAAACTTTCTGTAAGGTTTTAATTTGCCTTCTTGTGCAGGTCTGTAATATTGTGAGTACACCCAATTCTTACTTGGATTGCACGTTAATAATAGCTTAGGGATTAAATCATTTTCATCTAACTTATAACGCAATCTACTTGCTACTATATTCTTTGCCTTTTCTGTTATTTGATTTGCTTCATCAATAAATGCTGCCGTAATTTCAAGCGAACCTAAGCTATCAAAGTTCCTATCACTTGGATATAAGAATAAATCCTTTAGTATTATTTCTGAACCATTATAGAAAGTGATTACGTTTGTTGAACCATTAAAGTTGTAATGTTGGTCTGCTTTCACACCCCAAGCACTACACACTTCAAAAAAAGTATTTAAGGTTGTTTTCTTTAAAGCGTCTAATTTTGACCTACCCATTAAATATCTTGTCTTAGGATATTGCATACACATTGAGATAAGAAAACTTACACCTACCCAAGATTTACCCCCACCTGCTGCACCCCCAAATAATACTTCTTTAGTTTGTTTATCAAACAAGTATTTTAAACATTCTTTTTGTGTCTTTGTAAATTCAGGACTAATCTCCAAGATTTATGTTTATTTTAATTGGTTCTTCACCACTTGTAATATCTAAGCTATCACCATATCCACGTTTCTTCCCTCTTGTTTTTAAATAGAAGATTGTAGCAGGTGTACTTCCTTTTTCTATTTGTTCTTTTAAATGCGTTTCTGCAAAGTCAATAAACATACCATCTATTTCTTTTACTGCTTTACGATATTCTTCATCTTCTTTGTACCACTTGTAATGTTGTGTTCTACTTAGCCCTGCTTTTTCACACGCTTCTGTTACTATTCCTAAAGATTTCTGTAATGCTTTTAAGAGTAGTGTTTTATTGTCTTGTGTTCGTTCTGTTCGTTTGTCCATAGTATATAATAGAAATTACTTGTATTCATTTGGTGCAGGTAAATGTAGTCCAAGTTCAACTGCTGCCCAAGCCCTTATTTCTTCGCAGTATTGATTGAACTCTTGCTTATCTAATTCTTTAGTTGTTTTTATTATAAATCTTTCTTTCAATATTTCGTGCATTTCAAATTTATGGTAACCTGTAAATTCCCCTATTGGTTGTACTATACATTTCCAATAGTATTTATTTTGTCTTTCGCTTCTAATCAAATGGTTCATTGATTCCTCTTTCACCACATAGTTTTTCTTTAGCCGAAGCCCAAAGTTTATCTCTTTTCTTTTCCAAACTAGGTTCTGTTCTTATTAAATTAGGAAAGCCATTAAAGTACTTTTCTATTTCTTGCATATATTCACCACAATCACATAACGCTTCTTGTGTTCGTACTTTGCCATCTATTACTTTTATTGTAGCCCTCATTAGGTCTTTCTTTTCGCCACAACTATTACATTGGAACTTTATCATCTTTTTGGTATTGTTGTTCTTTCGTGTATTCTGTCGTTCTGTAAAGCACCTGTTCTTGTTGTGTGCTTATCCATATTCTTTTTTAATTCTTCGTTTTGTTTTGAGTCTGCTTTATATTCTAAATAACTTATAATTAGTAAACCCGTAAATCCTATTGCTGCAACTATTACAAATGCTAAATACATAATTCTTTGTTTTTGGTTAGTATTTTGATTAATTGTTTTTGAGTGTGTAATTCTCTTGGTTTTTTCATTTGACGATATTCGTCAGGATTAAATATTAATTTAACTTCACGTACTCTTTCATTATTATCATATTTGACTATCCATCTATTAGATCGGTGCATTTTGTTTCTTTTTAAAAATTGTAAGTAGTCCATTTTATTTATATTTATTATACACATTTCTTATTCCATCTAAACAACTACTTAGGCAACTACTGCAACTTGTTCCTCTATCATAATTTGATCCACTAATTGTGTTCCATAATTCTATCATCTTTTTCTTTGCTTCGTGATTTTTTGCTCTGCCTGTTCGTATGTCAGGATATACTGCTAACACTTCTTCTACTATTTCTTTGGGCAGTTGTTCAGGTATTTCTATTTCTTTAGTTTTAGCCCATTTATTGATTGGACATTCCATTGGTGCGATTCTTGACTTGACTTTTACGAAGCAACCACATTTTAGGCAATTTCCTGTTAGCTTAAAGTAATGGGTACACTCCTTACAGATAGCAATTCTATCTTCATAGACCTCTTGACTTGTAAAAAATCTATTCATCTATTAATTCTTTTTTAAGTATCTCTCGTACTTTATCTATCGTTGTGAATAAGCTATTGCGACTAATCTTGGTTTTTTTAGCAAGTGAATCTAAGGTGTTCCCGTCGTGGTAGTAATACAACTCGAATATCTTTTTGTCGTACCAATATAATTTAGCCAATTCTCTATCTATCTTTTCTAACTTGATAAGATTCCCTTTGTCTACTTTTGTTTCAGGTAAATTCTCTAGATTTTTCTTTATTTCTTTGTGGTCTTGTGTGGTATTAGAACCATATAAACTGCTTATTCTGGTGTAGTATTTTTTGTACTTATAATAGAATGGACTTCGTGTGCTTGTTAATGCACGTCTTAATACTACTGCACCATAGCGTATGATTCCATCTTCACCATCTTTTTCATAAATAGTTTTTAAACTATCGGGATTCATTTGTAAAAAATATAAGTAAAGTTCCTGAACTGCGTCATCTATTTCATTTTCATTAGTTGTAATTCCAAAACACATTTGTTTAAATTTGCTTCTAAGATCTGCTATTTTAGAATAAATCTTATTCATCGATTGGTTCAAGTTTTTCAATCTTATCAATTACATCTTGTAATAATTCATTCAAAATAATTTTATATGATTTTACTGCCGTTGCGTTTCGTTTAGTTTCTATTCCTGCTAAATATCCATTTACCATTACTGAAAGATTAATTGGCAAGATCATTATCCAATCCCAATAATTTTGTTCCCTAACTCCTTTACCATAATTATTATGGTATTCAATTATAATATCATAAACTTCTAGAAAATTATTCCATCTGTTTTCGTTGGATATTTCTTTAACAAATTGTTTCATCAGCGTAGTATAATTGTCAATTATTATTTCGTGTTCTTTGTTAGCGAATATTGGTTGTTGCATAGACAAATTTAAAAAAATATTTATTCTATTCCTTTTTGTTTTTTTAATTTATTAACAAGTGATTTGTAATAACTTATATCTTCTTCATATTCGTGTCTTGTTATTTTTACTATTTGTCTTGCTTCATATTGTAATTCTTCAGATGTTCCTTCTCCCCACTTAGCGTCTAATTTTAATCCAAATTTATATTGTTCTCCCTGACCAAACATATTGCACTTAACGCATTGTACTTGACAATTTAATTCATTCCAACGTGTTGAATGGTGTCGTCTACTCATAAAGTGACCACATTGCATACCACCTATTTTATAATGAGCCACCTTACCACAAGTCCAGCATTGTACCATACCCTCATCGGTTGCGTCACGTAATCTAATAAATAAACTAAACCATTTGTCTAGTTCTTTTTTAAGTTTGCTTATTGTTTTCATATACTCTTAATCAAATTGGCAACCATTTTCCAATCCTCAACTGTGCTAGTGTTTTTATTTTTATACAATAGACGTAAGGAATTTAAAGCACCATCTACTCTTTGCTTTTTTGTTTTATTGTGGTTTTTTATTTTTACAGGTAATCTATCTGTTAGCCACCATTCTATTGATGTCCTGCCTGTAATAGCACATTTTCTATTCTGAACCTCATAAATAACTCCAAGATTTCTTAATTCAGTAAATCTTGTTGCTTCTTGTTTTACAACATTCATAGTTTCATACACTTCTCTAGTTGTAGACGGTTTTCCTATTGCAAGTAAAGCTGAATAAACTTTAAATTTCATTTTAGATAATAGTCCTTCTTGTTTAATTTGATTATAGCAATCTATTGATGTTTGTCTTGTATTCATTCGTCTTGTTGTTTTAAAAAAACTATTATTAGTCCGATTATTAGTGATACTGCAATTATTGTTCCCATTACTTTAAAAGTTTTTGTGATTGATAAAATGGTACTTCTTTAGGATCTTTCCCTAATGTGCTTACTTGATATTCTGCGTCTGATATGGTTTTTTTATGTGTTATGATCCAACGATAAAAAGTTCTAATATTTAAAAAAGGTTCAAATTCACAAAACCTCACACCCTGATAAAATGAGTCTTGTATCTGATTGAATGTCAAGCGTTTAAATCTATTTTCTCGTATCAAATCTTCTGCAAGTATTTTGGATAAAGCTGCCATTGTCTTGCCGTCTGTACGATGTCCTAACTCTATTGAAGTTTTAGCTACTAGATCATATACCTTATTGGTTAAATCCTTTACGTTTTCTTGATTTAATTGTTTCATAATAATTCTTTTCCTTTTTGGTATTCGTTAAGTTGTATATCTATTTTGCTCATTGTAGGTTTTCCCCACTTCTTTTGATTTTTCGCCCAACGCAATAATCGTAATTTTATTTCAAATGTACTTTGTTTTTGATAACGCATTTTCTTTTTACCTTCTGTCCAATAGTTAATAAAATCATCTAACATATCTTTTGGATATTCATAAGTCATAACCTCATTAATAAATTTTTTCCTTATAGATATATTATTACTTGTAGTATTAATTCTTGTAGTATTACCTTTGCCTTTTTTGTCAATAGGGGTATCTACTTTTTTATCAATACCTATAATCCTTTTTGTTATTTCTTTATTAGAATTACGTTCTATTTGAACAGTAATAAAACCTAATTTATTAAGGTCGCTTATCCAACGTGATACGGTGTTCTTACTAACTCCATATAGATCAGCAAAATAACTATTCCTCGCGAAGCAGTACCCTAACTTATTACTTAATGCAGTTATTTCACCATAGAGAAGTTTCGCATTAGGTTTTAAATTAGAGTACCTTACGTTAGCAGGGATATTTGCATAGTATGTTGGATTTTCTTTCATTTAGGACACGAAGTTAATAAAGTTTTTCATTAATCTTCATATTCCTTATAATTTAAAGACGCTTTATAACCACCCAGTGCTACCTTCAAAATATCATAATATTTACTGAAATGGTGTGCATCTGAAAAAACTTCATAACTAACTCTTCCTGATTTTATTATGAAAACTATATCTTTCTTTTCACAATTCACTAGCCCTAATTCTTTAACAAAATGTCTTAAATGAAATTTGTCTGTAAATTGTTTTCTACAATCTTCAATTTCTTCATAAGCTGATAGGACTTTAGTATATGCTTTAGCGTATGGGGGGAATGTTTTAAAATTGCCCTTGTGCATTGCTTCATAATGATATAATAAGGTCCGATGACGATTAAGTTCTTTTGCAATTACTTCACGTTTTATACCTTCTTTTCTACCTATAACACCTGCAATCATTCGTGCTATTTGCAATTCCTGTTTCCTGCTTTTGAAAGCTAATGATCCTTTACGTAATCCTAACAAGTTTGTTGTTAGATCACATATCTGTTTGAAATCTTCTTTTGGTGTCATAATTAGAATGGTAAGTCGTTATCATTATTCTTAGGTTCAGGTTTCCAAGTATCAACCTCAACATAGTGTGATTTGCCATATTGGTCAATTTCTCTTTTCTTCACCACTTTTAATTTTATATATTCCTTATTATTGTATTCAAATATAAAATCTTTAGCATTATTTGTGATGTCAGTTAAGCATACGCTAGTTTGCACTAGATGCCCATCAAACTTTTCTACACCATTACCTACATATATTTTTTTTGGTTTTTCCATAATTTTATTTGTTTTGTGAAGCTATTTTTGCTTCGTTAATTAATCTATATAATTCTTTTTCTTGTTTTTTATTCATTATATAATTATCCATTCTTTTCTCTACAACCTCAATCTTGCCTTCTCCTATTGCCACTATCATTGCTTGATATTGTGACACATTCAACTTTTCTTTAGTTTTAGGTTTCTCTGCTTGTTGCTTTTTAGCATTAAGGACCTCATCTGCACTTGCGATTGAAGTGTCTAATCCTATTCCTAAACCACCTAACGCCCTTCCCCAAGCTGAAGTTTCGCAGTTCTCAATAAAAGAAGTTTTATTAATAAAACTACTACCTTTAATTTCATATGCTGATCCTTCAGCCATAACCCTTCCTTCTTCATTAGACACAATACCTTTCATTACACATCTATTTTCTGTTAATTCTACGAACTCGGATGTTAAACTCCAGCCTTTGTAGTGTTCTCTAAAATACTTAATCCGTTCATTCACTTCAACATATTGTTTGCCGTGAATATTAATTGTTTTCAAATTCATATTTTCTTTTTTAAATTAAACTTATTATAACTGCTTTTTTGTTATTTTCTTTATACAAACTTACATATTCTTCTTTCATATCAGCTTTCCAACTGTCTTTTATTTGCCACCCTTCTTCATTTAACATTTTACAAAACAAATCATATATCTGTTTCTTTGTTCCTATAATTCTTACATCTTGACCTACTGTTTTGAAATCACTAATGTAGCCCCCTGAATGTCCTTTGTGGTGTGACCATACTGAACTTGATCTCATCATAGGTTTTAGCGACCAATCTTCTGCTATAATTTTAGGATTGCTCATAGTATTGTTTTTTAATTTCAACAAATAAATTACGAACATCATCAAAACTACATAGATTTAACCATTCTTCTCTTTTCTTTGTATTATGCAACTTGTAAACTACTGCAAACATATTGCTGGTACATTTATTTAAAAATAATGGGTTTTCGGTCATCACATCTAATATAGATATAATAGCTTCTTCTTTATTAGTTGCTTCTTTCATTTTATAATTTGTTTCCAATTTCTTTTGGTATTGATTAATAATGCACAAAGATATAAAATAAATTGATTATTCACAACTTCATTCACGAAGTTATTAACAATTAGTATGTTAATTACTATTGATTCTATAAGCGTTTTAAAGTGCTATCTAGTATCTTACCCTTCAGGAGTTGTAGAAGTGCCTTAGAGGTCTAAAGGGGGGGGTGTTATAAAGGTGTTAAAAGGTTTATTGGTAGCGTTCCATTATTTAGTACTACGGAAGCTCCTATCGCTTGTTTTTTAAAGTTCTTCGCATAAGCTGCTGCGTAAGTAGTGCAATCAACACCACAACCTACTTGCATTCCAAAGATTCTATATCTTTTTCCAACGAACCACTTGCAATAAGCTTCTGTGTGTGTATGTCCACAAACGCTTGACATTAGATTGTTCTTTGCTTTTGTTTGTGCTTGTCCACCTTCTCCGTGTTCGTAAAGCACATCATCATATACTACTGATTCAACCCAATTCCAATTAGGAGTTCCTAAGACTTCATTGTAAGACCTTATCCACGCTTTAGGAATACCACCTGTAAAACTCTTTCTAGCTGCTAATCTATCGTGATTTCCAATACAAACATCAGCAATAGGGAATGCTTCATACCACTTCTGCACTTTTTTAATAGACACTTCTAATTCAAGTCCTGCACTCATTCCATCAGGATCAGGTTCGTGGTAACTAAAAGCGTGGTTGTCTAAGATGTCCCCTATGAATATTACTTGGTTACAATTAAAGGTTTCATATTGTTCAACACACCATTCAAGATAACCGTCTAAACAAAATGGTTCGTGTAAGTCGCCTATTACTAATACGTTGCGTACTTCTTTTTCACGCATTCTATTTAAAGCAGTTATCTCGTGGGGTTTTAATCTAAATCTACTTTGCACTATCTGCAATTCCCTGTCCAACTACAAGAGTTAAACAAGCGTAAAACAAGTTAGAAGCAGTTGCTTCATCAACTCCTAAATACGTTACCAGTAATGGTATCACAATAGAACTTACTGCATACCAGAACTTCTTAGATTTAATCATTTGTCCAATCAAAAAATTTTTAAACATAGTTTTTTATTTTAAGTTAATATTCAAAGTTAGTTATTTGTAAAGCCAAATTACGTCTTGGTCTTTTGAGTTATCAAGATCACAATGTATAAAACTCTTACCGATTCCTAAACGATTAATACCTACACTCATTAAAGCGTTAAGTATTATATATCTTTCACGACTTCCGTTATAAGCGATGTCACAAGCTAGTCCAAAACAATGGCTGCTATGAGATTTTCCCTTAACACGCAAATTCCACGCTTTCGTTCTATATCCACTATTTATTTTAAAGGGAATCCCTGCATTGTGTCTGGCATAGTCAAGTTTCTCTAAGAACTTACTATCCATTTTATTTCCTGATCCCACCTCATCAGGTGAATCAAATTCAGAAAGATTGAAGTATTTTAAGTCCAAATTATAAGTAGTAAACTTTATAAACTTTAACGCCCCTAACTTCACGCACAAACTCCCTGCGAAATTTACGAGCATTCTTATCTTCTTTCTGATACTTGGGATTGTTACTATTGAGCTTTCTCTTTTTCATATTTTACAAATTTATAGATACTAAAACCTATCGCTAAACCTAAAGAGATAAATGTTAATAATTCATTCACTTGACTTAACGATATGCCTATTGCAGTTCCGTTAGCTAGTCCTACCTGTAATGTGTCTTGTATTTCTTTCATTTGTATTATTATTTGACTTACCTTTTAAGTAAGATTTTAATTTAGTTTTATTTGTTTCTTTAATTTTATATCTTCTCTTCATCTTATATGTCAGGAGTTAAGAAGTTTCTTAATGTTAATTCAGGACCTTGCCTGTTTGGTCTTTCAAGATTCATATTTGAATAATAAGCATTTCTATCAGGAGAAATATCTGCACCTGTGTTCGTGCTATATTCAGGAAAGCTAGATAGATTATTTGTGATATACTCTATCATTCTTTCCGTAAAATATTCTGCATTGTTCCTCACCTCTTCCCTTAAATGCTGAGCTTCTTCTGTGCTTAAAGCGACTCCTGTTTCTGACGTCTTGGAATAAATATTACCGTTCTCCACACGAAATCTAAGGTAAGGTATGCACATATGGAACGCCCACGAAGGAAGCATATCCCCAATATATTCATCTACTAAAGTTTTATAAGCACCTGCTAAAGTTCCTGCCGTTATTTCTGCTTCTAATTTTTTATATAAATCTGTACCAAGTCTAGGTTCGCAATGAATCCGTTGTGCTTTTAAAATATAGGGGAGGATAATATCGACATCAACATTCATATTGATTGCCGTTGAATCCTTTAGTTTTTCTTCTGATATAAATAATACGTATGCCATTTTATCTAGGTTTTAAATATCCGTTATTCTTCATTGTTCTTGGTGCTTCTGCTACTTTCTTGTCATTTGGTTCAGGATAAAATCCCTGACTTCTTGCTTTAGCCGTAGATATTAACTTACCATACGCAGTTATATCCTTTTCTTTCCAAGCGTCCTCTAATTCCATTACATAGACCTTCCTGATGAACCGATGAAAACATTGTGGACCTCCTTTATAGAGCCAAATTGAATAAAAATTAGTGCCATTAGGTCCAAATCCTTTATTTACTGCTTTCTTGTCTAAAGCAATTAAATCTTCTTTACGATATAACTTATTAGCACCCATCATCTTTCTACAAAATTCTCTTTTTGTTCCTGACTTATTTACTAAACGACTATCTCTATCATATTTATATCTCACTTTAAAAAACTTACTCACCTTATTACTCCATCCATCTTGTTCAGATTTGCCATCTCTATCATCTTTAGGTACTGTTGCAAATTCTACTTTGTGTAATTCGTTTAATTCTTTTTCAAAATCAAAATCTTCATCTTCATCATCTACTATTTCTTCATCTAATAATTTATATCCTGTTGGTTCTTCTTCACCACATTCATCTATAAATAAATCTAATTCTTTTTTATCACTTGAGAAATCTTCACGCACTTCTATTTCTTCGTTTAATGGTGGCAATCCTAATTCTTCCCTTATTTCATCTTGTTCCATAACGCCCTTCAAATCTTCACTTGTAAATTCTAAAGTAATTGGTTTAAGTTGAACAAAGCTAATTGGCATATCCATATTGTTTACTCTAAATAACCTTCTAAGAACTTTAATAATTTTTTGCTGATATGGTTTACAGACGGTGTTTAAAAAATAATTTGCTGAGCTATTTAATTCATCAACATTTGAACCAAGACCTGTATCGTTCTTAATTCCCATAAGCATAGGAGAAGTAACTCTATGTGCCGTCAAAATGTTCTGCACAAGCAATTCCTGAAGTGCTAAATATTGTTTATCTAAATCTGAAGGACTTATTGGTGTTATTTCAGGTGTTCTTGTTTTATCATCTGAGAATGTGAGAATAAATTTACCTGCGTTTTCACTTCCGGTGAACTTTTGAGCAATACTTTGTTCTACTTGGAATCTCTCCTCTTGCGTAGGAACGCCATTTGCGAACGCAAATACGTATGAACCACTAAACCCATTAGTGATATTATTTAAGTGGAACTCCGACACTTTTTGGTCTATTAAACTCCAATTATTTCCTGCTAAGTAATCAGGTGTGTAATAAGCGTTCATATTAGGACTATACAGACCTGTATAAAGTATCTGACTAGGACTTGTTCTGTCGTTAGGATTAAATGCAGGTACTCTATAAGGTTTATTCATTCTAGTATTTGACCAATCACCTGAAACGTAATATCCTCTAACCTTACCCATTTCATCAGGTCGTTCTACTCTAATCTTCTCAACAGGGATATGATAGATTTCAGCTATTCCTTGCGACCTGTCCCTAGCCCAAACTATGTTAAGAGCGAAACTTCCTTGTAGCTTAAAGTCAAATGCTACTTTTTTCACTACTTCGTGCAAACTTTCATTACTATTAGCGTCAGCCATAAACTGCTTCAACTTAACTATTGCGTCTAAGTTTCTTTCATCTTCATCATCAATTACTAAATCTTCTCCTGCAATTAGTTCGCTTGTCGCATTTATAATAGCTGCGTTGGTGCTAGAGTTATAATACAAATCAATAAGAAACTGTGGAAAGAGGTTCTTCCAATTTTGTGTACCATATTCAATGAAATCTTTGCCCCTAACTTCTTGTACTTGTGGTGCAGTTTCTGTTCCTAAATTAACACTTAATATTTGTTCTTTCATAATTAATCTTGTTCAGCCCAACTAGGACTATTTAATATTTCCATAATTGCTTCATAATTATAGGTTGTTTTACCCTCTAAGAAGCTAGGTGTTTCACCTTTAAATTTAAGAAGTGCTTGGTTATTATCCAAAGAATATCTTAATGTATGTTCTGAAGTTTCTAACACTTGTGAAAAGTTTACACTCGACACTTCTTCTGCTAATATTAATACATATTTCATATCTTATCCTGTTTTATATGGTACGTCAGTAGACCACGTTGGTGAATTAACTAACTCTCCTGCATTTCCTTTTCCTGAACTATCACCTGCCGTAGCACCACTACCTTCTTCAAATTTCCAATAACCAACAAGTCCTGTTGATCCTGTTAAATTTATTGGTTCTCTTTTCGCTATCCATAACTCTCCAATAGGAACTACTCTTGTAAATACTGCCACTTCAGTTATATTACCATTAAAGAATCCTGCGTCTTGTGTGCTTTGTGCAACAGAAGCTAATCCAATAGAACCTGCCCAAGTTCCAAGACCTGTCACAGTATCTTTTAAAGTGCCATCTAAATATAGTTTTAATTCATCTGCTGATGTGTCCCAAGTAGCTACAATATTATGCCATTTGCCGTCATTCTCAATAGCGTCAGTAAACGAAGCTACTTTTGCCGATCCCCCTGCTTTATATGTTGCCCTTCCTTCATTTGAAAATGCGTGATAAAATATGTTGATTAGGTTATTAGCATCTACTCTCATATGAAACATATGTCCTGAAGCACTTGTTGTATTTATTTTTACCCACAAAGATACAGTACCTGCGTCTACATTTACATCACCACCAACATCATCAACATTAACACTTTCATCACTACCATTAAAGGCAAGTGAATACGTGTTTACAGACGTTTTCCCGAGTCCTGAAATACTATTACCTAATTTTAGTGCTAACATATCTTATGTGGTTACTCCTTCGTGATAACCTATTCCAATTCCTGAAGTCAAAGTAATTGCCGTCACATTCATAAATAATGTTGTTCCTGCTGGTAAGGTCGTTACTAAAGCTGATTCACCTGTTGCGTCTGCAACTGTGATCGCTGAAACTACTGATGTCACAGGAAAGTAAACTGCATACCAATCTTTACTTGTCTGTGCTACCGTTGTAAATATTTCTGTATCTCCATTTTTACCTAATTGTTCTACTAAGAGTTGTTGTACGTTTTCTATCGCCATAATTTTTTATTTTTATTGTCCGTAATATATATAATTTGTTCCTGCTGGTTCAGGATGTTGATTGTATTGTACTTGTTCTTCGCCACTTGGTTCAGCCATATATAGCTTCCCTTGCCCTACTAATCCCTTAACAACTCCATTTGCATTTGCAACAGGTAATACAGTAGTTTCAGTAGCAGGTGCAGTAAGTGTTGTTAAAGTTAATGTACCAATCCAACTAACTTCATAAATTTCGTAATACCAATATCCATTAGGTATAAAATTCACTTCAGAAGTTAAATAGTTTTCATTTGCCGTACTACTGTGAACAAAAGTCATAGTAGTATATCTATCATAAATTCCTAATTTTGTAGGATAAGCATAAACAACCCTCTTGTCCATATCGTTAGTGAACTTAACTAGATACTGAATATGTGCAGTAGTAACTGAAGTATCAATACGCCTATCTTCTGTTGAAACTTTCCAAGTGTATTCACCTCCTGTTGCTAATGCTTTATATATTCCCTGAAACATATTATATAATAGAAAAAGTTTGTTTTTATTTGTTTATACAAAAGAAAAGAGGGACTAAACGCCCCTCTAATCAAGAAAATATGAAAACACTAATTAGTTTAAAGTTTATGATATTTTTATTGAGTTAATATCAAATGCTACATTGTCAAATGGTATTAAAGAGTAGTCGGCTACTGTTGCCATAAAACCTTCCTCCATTCCATCAAAAGTCCAACTGTATCCGTTGTGATCTGCAAAAGCAGCACCTGAAACATCAGTACCTGAATTTAATCTCATTCCGTTTCTTAACCCCATTCCAAGTATTACATTTTTACCATTTGAATTAAGTTGATTTAATTCTGCAAATATAATTAATTTATTTAGAGCTAATATTTTTACTTGGTTTTGATCTGCCGTTGTTAATTGATTCAATTTTATTGTCAGTTGTGGTGTTGTATAAATAGTTCCTGCTTCGGTTGATCCAACAATAGTTTCTGTTAAAGAACTTTCACCTCTAGGTAAAGCATAACGGTATAAATCACCAGAAGCGTCACCCATTTCAATATCAGTAATGCTTCCTGCTGATTCTACGATTCCTGTCCCGTAAACTTCACCTGTTGCTACTGCACTATCAAAATCATCATAAACTCCAAAATAAACATTTTTAATTCCACCTGCAATTCTATCACAGGTTAAGCCCCTTCCTTTAGTTAAACTCGTACAAGCCATTTTATTTTGTTTTAAAAGTTAAAGAAGCAAGAGCCGAAGCCCTTGCGTCTATTAATTAAGTTTGTTATGATACAAGAACTACATCAGCACCAATTCCTACTTGCGTACCTCCTGAGTAACGACAAACTGCTCTCACATTTGAGCTTCCGTCGTATTGACTGAGGTCTATTAAATTGATACTTACAGCGTCTGAAATTAGATCCGTGCCGAAGAATAAATTTGACTTCTCTGCTGCTACTAACACATCATTATTCATTCCTGTGCAAACGGCAATTTTTATTCCTTCAAATATTGGGTAATATTTATCATTCATATTCCCCCAAGGAGTTCCTGTTAAAGCAGATATTGCTTGAATATATACTCTGTAAGACTTAGGAGACATATAGATATGTAAATCTTCTTTCGTGTAAACTGCTGCTGGTATTGCTGCCGTACAAGCTTGTAAGTTAGCTATAATGTTAGCTGCCGTATATGCTGCACCTGCACCACCAGCATTCGTTACATCTACTACTGTTGCATCAACTACTAATCTACCAACTGCTCCCTGAACAAATCCTGTAAATTCTCCTCCTGTTGCACCATTACCACCCCAAATTGACGCTTCAGTTGCGTCTGCTATAATCTCCCCTAAATAAGAGATTACATAGTCATCAAAAGATGCTGGAGGTGGAGCACCTGCTCCTGCTCTCATCTGTAAAGCTTCCCAACTCTCTAAAAGAGTTTTTGAGCATAAATCCGTCTGAACCATTAGATTAGTTGGTTCTAAAACTGCTTCGGTCATTGTAAGTGTTCCTGCTAAGTTTACATTACAAGACGCATCCTGAACCATAGAGGTTGCATCCATTTTCTGGATATTGCTTTTAAATTT